CTATGACGATACAACTACAAATTATTCTGACTTTGATCTCTTGACATTGAAGAATAAGTTTGTTAAAATAGTGGTTGTTAATAAAAAGGACTTCTATCAGTTCGACAGATTTATTGACAAGGTTCTGTCTGAATCTGTAGCCCATGAGGTGAAGATTGTAGAGGACTTTAGTGAACTTGATGCGTCTAATGTTGACGATGCAATTATTGAAAATGCAGAGGACAACATGACACTCATTGAACGCTACATTGATGAACTTGATGTGGATTTGGATAAGAAAAGACTTACCAGTATGATGAAGTCTTTATATGTGGAAGCGAGTGATTTAGAACTTTGATTACCTTTAAGTATGTGCGTTGGAAGAACTTTCTTTCAACAGGAAACCAATTTACAGAAATACAGTTGGATAGAAGTCCAACTACTTTGATCATTGGCGAAAACGGAGCAGGCAAGTCTACTATTCTTGATGCGCTCTGTTTTGGTCTTTTCAACAAACCTTTTCGTAATATCTCTAAGGGGCAACTAGTAAACTCAGTCAACGGTGGTTCATCTATGGTTGAGGTTGAGTTTGTTGTTGGTGGTAAAGAGGTAAAGGTATGTCGTGGCATTAAACCAAACAAGTTTGAGGTTTGGGTTAGTGGACAGATGATTAATCAAGATGCAAACGCAAGGGATTATCAGAAGTATCTAGAACAACAAATTATGGGATTGAACTATCGTTCTTTCACACAGGTTGTTATTCTAGGTTCTTCTACCTTTGTTCCATTTATGCAGTTGTCTACAAAGGCTCGCCGTGAGGTTGTTGAAGATATTCTGGACATTAAGATTTTCTCTTTGATGAACTTCTTACTCAAAAACAAAAATAAAGAACTTGCAGAAGATATTCGTAATGTCGAGTATCAGTATGACTTGACTAAAGAAAAGATTACTCTTCAAGAGAAGTTTATTGAAGAGGTGGTGAATAATAAGTCTGGTATCATTGCAGAGAACAAACAGAAGATTTTTGACAACCGATCCACTATTGATTGGAAGAAAGATGACATTAAGGCATTAGAGATTGAAAAAGAAGAGTTGTCTTATGATGCAGAAGAAAAGGCTAAGATTGAACAGAAACTTAAAAAACTAAGTAGAACTGAAGCAGCATTGCAAAATAGAAAGGGAGAACATGACCGTCAAATCGAATTTTTCCAGAACAACGATGAATGCCCGACTTGCGAGCAACCGATTACGGATGCAACAAAGCAGACGCAGATCGAATCTAGAGGCACAAAAATCGGAGAACTCCAAACCGCTATCGGTGATATTGAAAGAATGGAACGAGAGGAACAAGACAGACTAAACACCATTCTTATTAACTTAGAAACTATTAGACAGAACGATGTAGAGATTGCAAAGATTCGTGCATCTATCAACGAACTTGAAACCTTTAACTCTCGCTTGCAGAAAGACATCGAAACCTATGAGGCTGGTTCAATATCAGATGAGGATAAGGATAAACTTTCCCAATTAAAAGGACAGATTAAACTAATAGATGAACAACGCACCAAACTAAATGAAGATAGATTCTACATTGATGTAGCAAGAAATCTTCTACAGGATAGTGGTATCAAAACTAAGATTGTAAAACAATACTTACCAATTATGAACAAATTGGTAAATACATATCTATCCTCTATGGATTTCTTTGTCAACTTTAATATTGACGAAAACTTCAACGAAACAATCAAGTCTCGTTTTAGAGATGAATTCTCTTATGCATCATTCTCAGAAGGTGAAAAGATGCGTATTGACTTGGCACTACTCTTTACATGGAGAGCAATTGCTAAGATGAAAAACTCAACAAATACTAACCTACTCATCTTGGATGAAATCTTTGACAGTTCTTTGGATGGGGCTGGAACAGATGACTTCTTAAAAATTCTGAATACATTCCACGACCAGAATGTATTTGTTATTTCTCACAAACAGGATATGTTGTTTGATAAGTTTAGAAGTATTGTTCAGTTTAAGAAAGAAAAGAACTTTAGTCATTTGGTGGTATAGTATGAATAAATTTTATATTTTAGCGATAATTGGTGCATTATGGGCTGCACTTAATAATTCAGTTCCATTGTTGATTTTAATAATTGGGATAGTTTGTTTGTTAATGATACGAGAAAAAGAGTTTTAAGGTGGGCAAGCGTAGTGATTTTGAAAGGGTAGAAAGAGACTTCTATCCAACACCTTATGAAGCAACTCTGCCGTTAGCAGACCATCTTCCAAAGAAACCATTCTCATATTGCGAACCTTGTGCGGGCGATGGGAGACTAGTAAAGTGGTTGAACTCACATGGTGGTATCTGCACATGGGCAAGTGATATTGAACCACAGGCAGATTTTGTTTTGAAAGCAGATGCATTAGAAATCAAACCAGAACCGGCCCAGTTCATTATTACAAATCCGCCTTGGAATAGAAAAATATTGCATCCAATGATAGAACATTTTACTAGTATTGCACCAACATGGTTATTGTTTGATGCAGATTGGATGCACACAAAACAATCAACACAATACTTGACAAAACTAAAAAAAGTTGTTAGTATAGGAAGAGTTAAGTGGATTGAAGGTAGTAGTAGCGTTGGTAAAGACAACTGTTGCTGGTATCTATTTGACAACACAGATATGGTGAAACCTATCGAATTTTGGGGAAGAGCATGATTTATAAATTGATTGAAGCAGACAGTCCATCACTAATGGTGAAACTGCCAGAAACTTCTGTAGAAGAAATTAAAGAAAAATATAACTTGACAACACAAGAATTGTATGATAACCTAAAAGGAACTATGGCCGCAATGCGTGGTATTGGGTTGTCTGCGAATCAGTGTGGACTTCCTATTCGTGCATTTGTGATGTATACTGATCTGAAAGATGGAAACATTGAGATGTATATCAACCCTAAGATTATCTGGCAATCAGAAGAAACAGACTACTTTGTAGAAGGGTGTCTAACTTATCCACACCTATTTCTTAATCTGAAGCGCCCGAATCTAATTGAGTTTGAGTATATGGATATGGAAGGAAACCAACAAAAAGGTAAGTTTGGTGGTTTGACTGCACGAATCTTCCAACATGAGTATGACCACATGGATGGTAAGAATTTTACTATGTATGCATCAAAACTCAAGTTAGAGATGGCAAAGAAAAAAGCTGCAAAAAAGTTGAAAAAAGTTGTAAAAACATCTTGACTTTGTTCTCAAAACAGGGTATTATGAATATACAAACTGAGAAAACAACGGAGAATTTATATTATGGCACATGAACTTGAAATCGTAAACGGACAGGCCCAGATGGCCTATGTTGGTGAACTTCCTTGGCATGGACTTGGAACTAAAGTTGAACAGGACTTGACCCCTGCTCAATTCCAAGAAGTTGCTGGACTGAATTGGGAAGTCACAAAAGAAAAACTGATGACACCAAATGGAACAATCGTTCCAAACAAAGAGGCACTTGTTCGTTCCTCTGATGGTGCAATCCTTGATGTTGTAGGAACAGGTTGGAATCCTGTTCAGAACTCAGAGGCATTTGAGTTCTTCCATGAGTATGTCATGGCTGGTGACATGGAGATGCACACTGCTGGTTCATTGAAGAATGGACAAATGGTTTGGGCACTTGCAAAAACCAAAGAGTCTTTTGAACTCTTCAATGGTGATGTAACAGATAACTACTTTCTGTTTACTAACCCTCACCAGTTTGGTAAGTCTATCAACATTCGTATGACACCAATTCGTGTTGTATGTAACAACACTCTTACACTGTCACTTTCAAAACAGTCTGATCAGATGGTTTCTGTAAATCACAGAACTGCATTTGACCCAGACATGGTGAAAGAACAGATGGGTATTGCTCGTGAAAAGATGGAACAATACAAGTCAATGGCACAGTTCTTGGGTTCAAAGCGTTACACTGCTGAGAATGTAATCCAATACTTCAATGAGGTGTTTGGTGCGCCTGCGAAAGAAAAGGTTGACAATGTTATTCCTTTCACTTCTCGTAATGCAAAGACTGCCTTTGAGAACTTGGACACACAGCCAGGTGCTAACTTTGCACAAGGTTCTTGGTGGACTGCCTTCAACTCAGTCACACACATGACAGACCACTTGCAAGGTCGTGAGAACGACAGTCGCTTACAGTCTGCATGGTATGGACGAAACCGTAAGGTGAAGTTGAATGCCCTCGACAAAGCGATTGAATACGCTGAGGCTGCATAAAAAAAGTTGCAAAAGGGGTTGACAAAACGCCCCTTTTGCATTATATATAATATAGGGTGCTGTTCGTAAGTCGCCCTGCTCGACACAAATATATGCTTACTCTGTGTCGCAAATCACGGTTTTGGTAGTTTCCGCCCAAAAAACTACCACTTTTATAAATAAAGGTGATACGCCATAATGGGTATCACACTGTATCTTGCTTAATAAAGGAGAAACAAATGGTAAATACAGCTCTTACAACCGACCCTTTTGACAGGGTTAAAACCTACTCTATCGGATTCGATAGAATGTTCGACAGACTCTTTGATGAGAATGTTTCAACAACAAACTATCCCCCATACAATATTGTAAAGGTAGATGATTCCAATTATGTAATTGAAATCGCTATTGCTGGTTTCAGCAAGGATGAAATTGAGGTTGAAACTAAAGAGAATACTCTTACAATCAAATCTCAATCAAGGCCTAGTGGTGATGAAGATAAAGAATATCTGCATAAAGGCATTTCTAATCGTGCATTTGTTCGTTCCTTTACTGTATCTGATGATGTGGTAGTGAAAGGTGCAACCTTTGAAAATGGGTTGTTAAACATTGAACTTGAAAGAATCATTCCAGAGGAAAAGAAACCTCGCCTGATTAAAATCAA